GTTGCTAAAGTCGTTCATGGTGAATGACAATTTAACCGATTTTACCTTGGTGATTTCGGCCGCATTGCCGCCACCGCCACGGTAGTTAGGTTGGGTTTTGGTTTCTTGCTCGATGGCAATTTTTACGGCTGAGGCGTTGCCAACGTCACGGCCAGCAACGTAAACGATGCCTGAGCCGATGTAACTTTCAACGACTGTTTCACTCATAGTGAGTCTCCAAATTTAACGGTATTAACAAGGGATAGGGTGAGCACCGCTAACCCGTGTTTTTCATGGGCTTCGGGCATGATGTACTTGCAGGCTTCTAACTCTTTAAATGTGATCACTGATGGCAACCAGCTGACCTTTTCTACCGTGCGCTCATCTTTGTAAAACGCGGTGCGAATGGCGCGCACGAGGTTAATTAAATCCGCCGTGGGCGTTTGGGTTTTATCAACCGCGATCCCCGCCACCACTTGCAGCACCAGATCATCACGATAGGCATCATTGCCATTTTTAGCGCCAAAGCCATCGGTAAAAGGCTGCAAAAAGATAAACATCTTTTCCTTAGCCACGCCTTGGGCGTAAAAGCCTTCGCGCACGGTCGCGCCTTGAACCGTTTTTAAACGGTCGATAATTGCTTGGATCATGGGAGTCCTTAACAAAGGAATGAGGCGCTAGGACCTAGGACCTAGGACCTAGGACCTAGTTACTATCTATTCGCGTACTGGCCGTATTTATTTCGCAGATACGCAATAATCGGCGGCTCAATATCGTCGCGGATTTTGCGGAAACTGCCTGCCACTGAAGGGCCGTACATGGATTTTTGCCCCTTAAGCTTGCGCCAGCTGTTATCACCTTTTTGGCGCTCAAACATGATTTGATTGCCGTTTTTACCAATCACGGTAAAGGTGCCTTTAAACCACGTTGGCTGATTACGCAGCGCGCTAATCATATGGCCGTCAGTTCTTGAGCGGCCGTTCTTGCCAGTACGGGTTAATGGTCTGGCAAAGCGGGTTAAGGTACTGGCACGATAACGGGCAGTGATCACCCCTTTTAGGTTGCGCGGGTCCACACTTACCGAGAGATGTTGCTCGATATAACTTCGGGAGTTATAGCCATAGCGGTTAAAGATGGCATCGACCGCCGCCTTTTGCCCAAACTTAACCGTGTCATCAATGGCGCGGTTAATGGCTGGCGCTTGGGCGGCACGGATGCGGTTAAGTTCCTTTGTTACCGCCTCCATGCCTTCAATTTTTACCCGCGCCATGAGCTAGTCCTCAATCGTGATATAAATAAACGCCACGCAGACGCTATCCATGCTCACGCGCTGAGTGAGTCTGCCTTGTTGGCCGTTGGGGATAAATGCCCCACTGTCATCAATACTGCCTAGGGCAAAGGTATCATCGGCATTAACAGCGCCCTCGCTAAGTAAGAACTCAGCGCGGGTGACGATATCAGGGATGTATTCTGTTACTGATGAAAGATCGGTGCGGTTATCATCTAAGCTCACTAGGCGAACAAATGGCTCAGTGCCATCGCTTGGGGTAAATTGGCACGGGTCAGCCAAACGCTTAAACACCCGTACCATTTTACCGTTCACACGGTCGGCAAAGTTTCTGCCCACGTTAGGCATTGATCTTTACCCAAACCGTGGCAGTGCCGTTTCCTGCCGCAGCCCAAGCCTTACCGACTTTGGTATTGTCGGTGGCCGTGGTGGAGAGTTCGTTAGCAGTATCGTCCCAGTAAAGATCAACACCTAACGCAACATCATCGGTGGACTTTTTAGGCAGTTCGAACACGCCTTCAGTGACGCCTTCGCCTGGAGTATTGGCAGCAATAGCGGCGATGGCTACCACTAACAACATACCAAGCAAAACGGCTTCACCGCTGGCAACCGCTGCTGTTGGTGTAAAGCTGATGGTCTTGCCATCTTGAATGTAATTTTTCATCTTGGGTTCCTTAAAAATAAAGAAGGTTCTAGGGGTAAAGCCTAGGTCCTAGAATCTAGAACCTAGAGCCTAAACAAATTACACGCCGGTTGATTTCACCAAGCCACGGTGATCCAGTGGCGCTACACCGGCATCGATACGCACCTTGGTCGCTACGCCGTCGATAGTGAAGCCTTGTTGCTGCTCGATGTAAGGCGTATCGATACCATCGAGGTAAGCCACTTCGATGGTGTCGCGACCTTGGCCTGCTGCGAGGAACCACGCGGCGGCGCTGCTATCATCGAGGCGAGCCTCAGCAATAACTTCAGCAAAGTTTTGGATCGGGTTAGCGATACCTGCGTTAACATCGGCACCCTTAACAGAACTCGACTTGATGATCTGGTTAAAGGTGGTTTCTAACGCAACCGGACACAGTACAAACTCAGGGCGGATATTCAGGGTGCGATTACCTGATTTCTGCTTACGCATTAACATACGCGCCGCATCGAGGCTGGCCACGCTGGGCGCACCGCTGCCTAGGTTGCCGTGATCGGCATGGAACAGCGCTTTACCATCGGCCAGTTTTGGATTTTGCGTTAACACCGCATAAACTAAGTCACCAATGGTTCCTTTGGCGGCAAAACCCATCTTCATCGGGATATCAGTCAACATACTCATATCGTCGTTGATAATGGCTTGGCGAGTAATAGTGAACAGCTCACCATAAGTCGCTAGGGCGATTTGTTGTGAGTGATCACCAACGGTGACGTACTTGTATTCCGCACCTTCGCGCACTTCACGCAGGCTGTTGAAGTCACCAAGGCCTACACGCTTCGCAATCTTAAAGTCGCCTAGTTGACCTTTTTTAGTCCAACGCTCGAAGGTTTCTTCGGCGGTTTCCCAACCCATCAATACCGACTTATTTGCCACATCCAGCAGAATGCTACCAAAGTCAGAGCTTGAATGAGTAAAGGCTAAGCCAACCATTTGCATTGGAGTCATGCTAGCGATACCAATACCACGATCCACCAAGCTAGCGCGCGCCAGTTCGCGCAGGTTATAACTGGCGTAGCCGTTATCCGCTTGGGCTTCTTCATGGCCTGCACGGGTCATCAGGTGAGCGCGAATTGAGTCACCGACGATATTGCCGTTACCAGAGTGGATAATCACCCGATTTGGCATGGTCGCCGCTGGCGTGGTGTTTTCGCCAAGCTTTGCCAAGATCATATCTTTGGCTTTATCGGCATCAATGGACGCATCAGCGATACACTGATTCTTTAACTCGGCCAGTTGCGGGAATGCCGCAAACGCCGTGTTAATGCCATTAATACGCGCGGTATTAAATGCAATCGCCGCCGCTTGAATAGCCGCGGCATCAGGTTGAGCAGCGGGCGCGGGTTGGTTTGCTGGTGCGGGAACCTGAGCACTTGGCGCAGGGGCTGGTTGTGGTGCTGGTGCAGACGAAGGAATATTTCCCTTTGGTGCAAACAGGTTTTTTAGATGTTCAGGCATATTCGTAAAATCCTTAAGACGTTTTGAATTAAGTGATGCCGCCATTTGCAGCGGATCGGTTAGGGTATTGGCAAAACCTTTTTCCACTGCCTCGCGGCCTGTTAGCCATGTTTCAGCGGCTAATAGGGCGTGAAGCTCATCTTCGGGTAAGCCTGTTTTTTGTTGATAAGCACCGACTAAGTTACCTTCCACTTTGTCGAGTAAATCGGCGTATTTGCGCATATCATCCGCATCACCTAGGGTTCCGCCCCAAGGCTTGTGGATCATCATCATGGCGTTTTCAGGCATGATGATTTCATCAAACGCCATGGCGATCACACTGGCCATTGATGCCGCTAGGCCATCGATATAACAGACCTTGTGCGCTGGGTGGCCTTTGATCATGTTGTAAATCGCCATCCCTTCGAACACATCCCCACCAGGCGAATGAATACGGGCGGTGATGGTACCGACTTTGCCTAGATTTTTGAGATCACGGGCGAACTGTTGGGCACTAATACCCCAACCGCCAATCTCGTCATAAATCATTAGCTCAGCGTTACCGTTTTGTGCCTTGAGGCTGTACCAGCTTTGGCTTGGTTGTGAGCTGTTACTGATCTGGCTCAGCGTTGCGGCGGGCGCGATCAGCGTTCCGTTTGGCAGCATTGCGCTTAGCGTTGCTACCGCTACTGCTATTGGGGTCTTTTTCACTATTTGGATCTCCTAGCGATGGGTCGGGGTCGTTGGCGGTCACCATGTGGTTTTGACGGTTGTATTCCACCTCGCGTTTACGCTGGCGCTTCACTTCGGTTGGGTTACGGCCTCGGGCGCGTGTCCAATCGGCTTCAGTAGCTACGTTGGCTGCAATCATCATTTCCCAACCTTCGGCCTCTTTGCGCGGGTCAATCCACGGCATAGTTGGGCCGTAGTACACAGCATCGAACAACGTGCGCAGGTCGAGATCGGGCGGTAGCACTAATGGGTCTTGCTTGTTGAGCATTTCCATTTTTAAGAAGTTACGAAACACTGGGCGCGACCAACCGGCACAAAACCATTGCTGCATAATGCGGTTGGATTCGTCTTGCTCAACCAGCTCTTGGCGCTGGCTTGAATAACTGCCTTTGTAGTCGCGCGATATACTCGAGTAACTGCCACGGCTACCCGCTGCGACGGCTTTCATTTGACCGTTGCGAAACTCCACCATGTGGACGTTGGGGCGATTTGATTCAATCATCCCGACATCTTCACCGGGCTTTAAATCGTCAAACGTCATGCCTGGTGCAATGGGGATTTCGCGACTGCTGGATTCATTACTTTGATCATGAACATAGCTTTGAGCATCACCACGCTTGATATAAAACGCCAGCGCAGCGGCTATCCTTGCGGCTACGCGCTCGGATTCTTCATAGTCTTTAATGTCTGCTAAGCGGGTTAAAATGCCGTGGAATATCGACACGCCGCGCAGCTGGTGCAATCGCTTGAATAAACCGAGGTGCATCATATTTGATGCGGGTATCGGTTTTGTTTTGTGTCGAAAACCGACTTGATCAGCGGGGTGATCAAGCAATACGTGATAGTTAATCACTTGGCCCCAAGCGTTAACCTCAAGCCCTTGGCGTACCCGATTTGCGGGTTCGTTTAACTCGTAGGGAATAAAGTCGGCTTCTAACGCTTCGATGCTGTATTGGGTGCCCTGCTCGTTTGGATGACCAAACTTGCTAACGCGCCCCATCACATGCTGACCGAATACGTCACCATCACGCAGTGCGCTACGCAGCACTAAGCGCTCAAGCTCTGGGCGACTAAAGCGGCCTGTAACATCACACTTAAGCGACCAAGTGGCGAAACGGCGCTGAATATCATTGGCGAGTTCGTCCAAGATTTCGCCGCTCATACTGCGCGGCTGCGGTTCAACCACAATCCCTTGAGCACCGATAACCCGTTCTTCAAAGCGGTCTAATATGCCGATACTTAAGTCGTGGTTTTCATCTAACCAACGGGCTTGCTCGCGCAGGCTTTTACCCGCCGCAAATACCGCTTGGTTGGCGCCGCGACTTTCCTTTTGAGCACGGTGAGTGCGGCTTGGGTTGGCGGCTTCATAGGCGTTTATAGAATGGTCTTTTAGGCCGCGATAGCTCATGGCCGCCGCTTCGCGCTTGAGTGCCCACGCCGGTGAAAACAGCGCCAGCGCATCGTTGATAATGCTCATAAAGAGCCTCTTTAGAATGAATCAGGTAAGGCAACTGCACGAACAAACCACATTTGGCCTGTTTGAATTTTTTCTTGTGCAATATCAAGACAACGCACTGATTCATGCAACTGAACTTGGCTTAAATCAATAGGTTGATTTTGGCAATAATCTTGATATTGATTACCTCGCATAGTGCGAAGTTCTTTTATCAACTCTTTCGTCTTTTCACCGTGCTCTTTAATTCGGTTCATTAAATCAATTTCTTGCTGACTCAAATCACGGTAGCCTTTGATTTTTTTATGCTGATTATCCATTTGAACTCCTAGTTAAAACTTGCGAATTTAACGCCGCCTTGTGGTCGGCTGTAAGCTGCTAAGCGGCGTTCCCACTCCATGCGGCCTTTGCGGATTTCGCCAAGATCTTCGGTGGTCATTAACTTGCCGTTGATAGTGGTTGATTTCCCCTCAAGTACATCAAGTTCGGCTGCGATATACGCATCGATCATCTGTTGGCATTGTTGTTGGCTCATGAGTTTTCCTGTTGCTATCTATGCATTACAGCCAGCCGCCGCTTGCACCACCGCCGCCACCGTTTAGCCAACTGTTGGCGCTTGGCTTTGGCTTGCTTGCGGGTTTAGGTTCTGCGGCGGGTTGCTCGCTATTGGCTGTGGCGATGGGTTTAACGGGCGACAACTTGTCGAGATTGATGCCAAACTTTTCGATGGCGATATACAACGCGGCCAAGGCGTAGACAAAACAGTCCAGCGCCTCGTTACGGCGCTTGCCTGCATCCCAGCGGTAGACAATGCGGCCATTTTCCCGTTTAGGAATTTTTCGTTCGGCAGTGAGCTGTTGCAGCTCAATATCGTCACACACCGATTCATTCAACGGGAAGTGAATTGCACCAGGCTTGCGCACATCCACATCGGGGTCGATGCGCAACATAGCCATGATTAACTCTTTGGCGTTGTCGGTGCCGACTTCGGTTAAGTACACCCCTTTAGCGGTGCGCTTACGCGGGAAGTTAGCAATCGGCTTGCCGTAGACGTTGGCTCCTCTAACTGGGATTACCCGCATCACGCCAAGTTTTTTACTCATGGCGTAAACATCGTCGGTGTAGTGACCGCCAGAGTCCCAACCCGCTACGCCAATATTGAGGATCACCCCATCGGCACGGGCATAGCTTTGAGCTATACGCTCGGCAACTTTGTCTTTTAAGACTTGGCTTGATGGATCGCCATACAGGATAAAGCGGTCAATCAGTGCCGCCTCTTTACCCGCGCCCCAGCCCCATACACGGCCCTCATAGCGGTCGTCTTGGGTGTCGATACCTGCGGTTAAATACACCACCCAGTTGGGCACTTTGCCTGATGGGTACATTTCGCGGCGGCGTTTTAAATCTTCCCACTCAACGCGCTCGCCTGTGTCGTTATCCCACGGCAAGCCAAGCTTGGTGTTGATAAAGGTTTGGAGCTTTTCTTTATCTCCTTTAGCCTTTAAAAACTCGGTGACCAATTTTGCCCAGCTATTGAGCGAGTTATATGCCGACCAAATATGAATTGAGATATTGGGCGGCGTGGTGATATCGTTGCCTTCGGCATCGTAAAAATCAATAAAGTCGCGGGTGCGAATACCGGTATTTTCGCAAATCCAGATTGCGCGACTATCCAACTCCATATCATCGAGCTGGTTGTTTTCAATGCAGCAACCGCAGTGCTCACACAAATAGTAAGCGGTGCTTGGGTCGTGCTCGCCTTTATCATTTTTGCGCCACTTAATGCCGAATGCTTCTTCGGCACCGCCCCATTTAAGCGATTGCAGTTCGCCGCAGTGTGGGCACGGTAAATTGAATTTAAAAAAATGTGGCGATTCGCTGCAGGCCTTTTCCATCTGGCATGAGCCGAGCACTTTTGGCGTTGATCCCCTGATTGATTTGGGGAACATCGACAGTTCGATACGGGTATCACCTAATGAGGTGGCGTTACCTTCGTGCTCGATGGATTCATCAAAACCCGCTAGCTCGTCGTAAATTACATCGTCGGTGGAGATTTCGCGGTAGTTGGCCGCAGCCGTACCACCTCGCACCATGAGCGTTTTGCCGTTGCTGAAGATTTTATCTTCCAGCGTGCTGTCTTTATGTTTGCGCCCCATCCACGGAGCCAGCTCACGCCAAACGGGGATATCGCGGATCGCCGTTTCAACGTGCTTTTTCATAAAGGTTTTGGCTTGACCATCACGCGGCTGGTAGATCAACACGTTGCGCTTTTTGTGCTCAATCTTATATGCCGCGTTAGCCATGAGCATTTTGGTGTAACCGACCCGCGCTGACTTCATTAAGTTGAGCACGCTGATTTGGTCGTTACCCATGGCATTAAGAATGCCGATTTGAAACGGTAAGCTCTCCCACTTGCCCTCGGTGTAGCTGGACTCCGACGACATATAAAAATGCTCATCGGCGTACTCTGAGCAAGTGAGCATGGGCGGGCGATAGAATCCGCGCAGCCCAGCAGCAACGGCAGCTTTCAGATTTTTAATCTGTGCTGCCGATATACTCATCTAGTAGGTCCTCGATACCCGCTGCGAGCTCGGCAACGGTGTTTTGGCTTTTAATCATCTCCGCTCTAAATGCATCGATATAGCGTTCTGGAATGTCGGGATATTTGCGCTTCATCCGAATGTGGGTTTGATCCAGCACTGGGGCGATTTGGGCAGAGATTCGATTAAGTACAAAGGTACAAAAGCCGACTTCAACGACTTCTTTACGCTCTTTTTCGTTTTTTATTTCTTGGCCGTCAGCTTGAGCTTTGGTTAAGCGCCAGCGCTCATAGTCGAGATCTGGCTTTTCTGGATCATCTTCATCAGGTTTGCTGAGGTGTTTTTTCCGCTCGTTGGCCACGCGATTGGCGACGACATCGGCCATGGTGTATAGGCATTCACGGCCTTTTTTGCTGTGGACTGGCACATCCCATTTATCAAACGCTTGGGTACTGATACCGAGACTTTTGCAAAGGCCGGTTTTATTCAGCAGTACAGGCGCTGTCTCTTGGGGTTGAATGCGAGCCATTGCGTTGTTCTACCTGTTTTAACTGTGCCTTTAGCACTTGCGTTTGCAACTCATGCCGCTCCGCGTCGCGCCTGTCTTTAAACGCTTGATATATCCAGTTAACAAGGAATGTGAGCACTGTTAAAAATATCCCTATCCACAGCGCTAAATTATTCACTGTAAACACTCCTCCAGCTGCCGTTGTAGCGGATGCACTATAAGACGCAGCGGCGAGCATTTTTTGCGTGCCAACTTCGCGGATTGATTCAGTTGAGTTCATTGGATTTGGCCTCACGCCATGTTTCGATATTCTGCAAATCGGTATCGCATTTGCGGATCACGGCTAAGAGTTGAATGATGCAATCGGGCAGATCGGCATTAGCGTCTGAACTACATTCTGCGGGCAAGCACTGGCTGATTAACGATTGCGGCGGTAACACATACTGGGTCTGCTTGGTGACTACGGTGCGCACAATAGGCGGCGTGCTTGAGCAGCCGCTGAACATCATCAGGCACAGCAGTATTAGCCCAACTTCGGGTTTGTTCATTGGCTGATGTCCTTAGTTTTTTTATGGCGTCGCGCTGATCGGCAAGCTGCTTGTCAATCTCGGCCTTGGCTTTGGCGGCTTGTTGATTGAGTGCTAAGGCAAAGGCGTAATCCTTGGCTAGCCTGTCACGTTCTTTAGCCTGCGCTTGCAGCTCATCGGTAACTGTCGTTAGGTTATCTTGCAAAGTACGCTGATTCGCGGCGGCTAACTCTAGCTGGGCGTTTTTAAGCGCTAAGTCGGTTTTAGTGGCGGTGAGGCTGATACCCAGTAATGCAATCGCCAGTATCAACGCGCCGATGATATACAGGTGCAATGTGCCAGTGGCGTTAATGAGTTTTTGGAACATGGAGATCCTTAAGGCATATCGCCTGTTCTTTTTTGCGCCGTACTTCTAAACCAGGCAATTTGACGTTATTGGAATACACAAACCCATTGCAGCCATATTTGCCGCAGGCTTCGGTGAGTTGGCGGCAAGCCGCCACCCGTTCGCCACGCTTTAACAGCTTTAGCAAAGTGGAGGATTGAAAGTTACCCGCGCCAAAGTTGTAAATGAGACTGAGGTAAGCCGCGTGCTCACCTTCAGTAAGTTGCACCGGATACGTAAGGCGGCGCAGCTGGCGATCGGCTTTGCCCAAATCCTCGGCGTACATTTCAATGCATTGTTGTTCGCTAAAAAACTGATTGAGTTCAAGCTCGGGGCCTGTGTGCCCAAAGCAAGCGGTTAGGATTTGCACCGGATCAAGATAAGTGTGCAAAATCGGCTCACCGTTTGGGGCTTCGGCAGGGGCAATTAAATTCGCCCCCGCCAATGCAACAGCCGAGGACAGCCCAAGTGCCATGAGCTTTTGCTTTAATGACATGGGCAATACTCCTGTAAGTTGGTTAGCCTTAGCGCGGCCAACGGTTAGATCAACGGCGAAGGTTAACCGCCTCTAACTGCTGATGTTTTTAGTGTCTTTCAACGTCCTAGTCGTGTGATTAGCACCTAGGCAACACAGACCCACCACGTCCACCATTGCAGCGGCCGCTTTTGTTCAGCTGGGGTTGGCTACGATTTAGCTTGGGTCGGCAAATGTTAAGGAATTAACTGTATCGATTGTTTTACCTGCAATGTTTTCAACATAGCAAGTTTGATAATGCTGCTCTTCGTTTGATACGTTGTAACAAACGCCCATATTTTGAATAGCTGAATCATGTACGATGATTTCTGTACTGCCGTTACTGCGCTTATATTTTTCATAAGACTTAGCAAAAACAACAGCAGAGGATTCCGATCCATCAGGATAAGGTTTTTTAAAAAATTTTAGAGTAAACATAGTGAGTTCCTAAGTAAGTAATTGAGTAAGTAAATTAGGTAAGTATTAGATCGCTACTGATGCATTAACGGGGCGCGAACCCGAACTACGTCATGTCGTTACCATTCCTAAAAATGGCTCGACCACCTTTCGCTGACTGCGTTGCTTTTTGCTTAGAGCAATGCGAACTCTCTTTTGGATTACTGGTGTTAGTCATCACCATGCGGATTTTGATAAACATGGCGACATGGCTTAGGCCTGTAGCCTTGACCATCAGCATGGTATTGATCACCCCGCAAACCGAGTAGCGCTATTTCATGATCCACCCCATCTTGAAAAACAATCTCTAAGCCAAGTTTGTTAGCCAGCGCATATTCCGCTTTGGCACCTTTTGAGCTAGCCCAGTTATCCAGCAGATAAATACGGTCGCAGCACATCAACATCGGCAAGCAAATTGCCATGTACTCTGGCTCGGTTAATCCATCCGGTATGGTTGCAGGGTTAAGTACAATATGGCCAAGCTCGCGCTGAACATCGGCGGCCAAATGAAACTCAGGGCGATTGCAATCAATCAACCCAGTCATGGGGCCTGCGATGTAAACCTTTTTGCGAAGCGAGACACGAGCCATAAAAGCACCAAATAAAAAGGCTCCACGTGGGAGCCTTTGAGCGGGAAAGAGTGCGACCTAGAAACGAAGCTTTAGCAAGCGTATATAAATCTACCCGATTTTAAGGGGCTTGAAAGCGGCAGATCTGCCGCATTATGCGGCACATGTGCCGTTTCCAAATTTGTAAAGGTGTGATATGTGAAAACTTAATCACATCACTTTTTTCGTTTTACTTATCACTTAACTGATTTACTCCGGCTTCAATCTAAACTTTTTAAATTACTTATCACTTAACTGATTTTACACGTACAGACACAACCATTTTGCCAGCGTTGGCAAAATTGTTATGGGTAAACTGCGAGAGTGTTTTGATTGAATGATCGAACGATCAAAAAAGATCTAGCAAAGTTGTTATTTAGCCAGCAAGCGAAAACCTAAAAAACACGAGTTCGCGCAAAGTTAAAAACTTACTTTAAAATCAAAAGATTAATAAGCGGTTAATGCTTATACATTCTAAGGTTAAAGCTGCTGCCACATAAAACAACAACTCAACCCAAGAAAATTTTCGTATGTAGTGAAGCACTGCGCGTCACCGCCCCCGCAGTGAAGGCGGCCGGAAGGACCCGCGATGATAACAGGTCACATCTGGCATAGTTGATAACTACTATCATTTGAATAGTTGGGTGCTTAGTCGATTGATAAAGCAAAGGCTTCCACACCAAACAACTCATCTCGATAGTATTTGAGTTCCGCTATCGACTCCCGAATATCGGCTAAGGCTTCATGCTGATACTGCTTAGCCTCAACTGCATTACGTTCAACATCAGGCGCCCATGCTCTTGCTGCCATGGCTATCGCCGATATATCTAACTGTCTGTAATGCATGTACTCATGCAGTTCAGGCATTTGGCACATGATATATGACCGATCGAACATGATTGAGTTACCAGCAAACACTACACCAGTCTTAGTTTTACGGTCATACTTAGGTATTCCAAGTGCTTTCAGGTGTTCAATAACCATCTGCTCAGCCTGCACTAACGATACTGATGAGGCACGAACAGCATCTAACAACCCGCTCTTGGTATGCACATCTAGCGCCCACTCATGTGATCTTGCAATCACATCTTCGTCTTGATGCACAACAATATGCAAGGCTTCACCAACTTGGTTTAACTCACTATCAGTTACGATAAAGGCCAGCTCAAAGATAGGGTAATACTCCATACCCAAATGACCATTATCTAGACGGCCGTTAAGCCCACCCGTTTCTAAATCACCAAACAAAAAGAATTGTCCCATCACGCACCTCACTTTACTAATTGCATTTCGGCTCGTCTGAGCCAGTAGATATAAGACTTCTTACTATCGAACCCCATCAGTGCCCATTGGCCTTTACATACATACTGAGCACGGATAGCGCGCTTACAGTTTATCGATAGCCGTTCAATCACTAGGTCGTATTGGGCTACATGCTTAGGCACATTAAGCTCATGTACCACAGCACCACCACGCGACACAGGATCGCCCAACTTATCGCAGGCGCTGCGGTTGCCATAGCTGCGTCCTAGTTCTTGGAATGCCCAATAGCGTCCCCAGGTAGTTAGGCCAGCACGCAACGCGGCCATATTGGTAAAATCCTCCCGCAAATCCCTGCGTTTATTCCATTCACGCAACTGGTTTTTAGATGGTTCCATTCGCAACCCCCGCGATTTGCTCAATTGATAATTGAAATACATCATCCAAGATGGCAAGAAAGTCATTGCTCGGTACTGCACACTTGCCGTTTTCCCAAC